GCCTGGCCTGGGCTGGCTTCGCCCTGGCCGTCGCCGGGTCGGCCGCCATCTCCGGCGCCCTGGTCCATTCCTACGACCGGGCCCAGCACCAGGCCGCCATCGCCACCATGCAGGCCGAGGCGGCGACCACCCTGGCCGACCAGACCGAAACGGTGTTGCGCCTGCTGCAAGCCCGGATCGACCAGGTTGCTCAACTGGAAGAGGATTCCGCCCGTGCTGTTGAAGAACGTCTCAAGCTGGTCGCGGATGGCCAGCGTCTGTCTGATGATCTCGACGCTGCTCACCAGCGCCTGCGCGCCCTCGCCCGAGAAGGTGGGGGCGGTGGCGGTGCCGCCCCGGCCCAAGGAACCGCCGTCGCCGACGGCTGTGCGGCTGTACGAGCCGCCCTCGGTCGGGCCCTTGATGCTGTGGAACTCCTCAAAGAAGGCGGCGACCGAGCGGCTGAACTCGGACAACACGCCGTAGACGTGGCCACCATCGCCGCCAGGGACGCCCGCACCCGCGAGGCCGCCGGTGAGTGACCCGGCCGACGATTCCGTCAGCCAGCAGGAACGCGACCTGGCCGAGGCGGTAGCCCGCATCACCGGCCGCCGCCCCCGGATCATTGAAATTCCGCCGCCCCATTACGGCCCGCCGCCCGCGACCAAGAAAGAAAACGAACATGCCTGATTGGATTTTGACCTGGTGGCCCGTCATCGCGCTGGTGATCAGCGGCCTGGTCGCCTGGATCGGCTGGTCGTCGCGGCAGCAATTCGTCACCCACGACGATTTCGACCGTTACATCAAATCGCACGAAGCCGAGCACAAGGCCGATGCCAAGGCCCATGACGAGGTGCACGAGGGGGTGGATGCCGCCCTGGCCGAAGGCGCCGCCAAGTTCCGCGAGATCGAAACCAAGCTGGAGCAATTGCCGACGCGGCGCGACCATGAAGCGCTGTTGCGGGCGCTGGGCGAGGTCAATGCCACCATCCAGGGCATCGGCGCCAAGGTGGACGGTCTGGCCGACAGGGTCGCCTGGGTGCAGTCGAACCTGTCCACCATCGTGGACCATGAACTGGCCGAGGGTCGCCAGGCCAAGGCCGCCGCCAGCAAGGGAGCCCCCTGATGGACTTCGCCGAACGCCTGAACGCCCATATCCGCATCGCCATCCTGCTGTCGCTGCTGGAGGCCCCGGCCGATGATCGCTCGCGCCTAGCCGTATTGTGCATCCTGTCGCGCATCCCCGGCCGGTCGGCCACGGCCAGCTTCCTGGAAGAGATGCTGCCCGATTACGGATTCGAGGCGACCCGCGAGCAGGTGGTGGCGGTGCTGTCCTGGTGCGACCGGTCGGGGCTGGTGGCCCTGTCCGAAGACGACGGGGTGGTCGGTGCCCTGGTCCTCGACCTTGGCCGCGCCGTGGCGGCGGGCAAGGCGACGGTGCCCGGCGTGGCGGCGGCCACCACCCCGGCGCGGTTGCAGGATCAACTGGCGGCCAAGTCCCTGCGCCAGTCGCTGGACGATATCCTGAAGCATCTGGGCTGGCTGAAGGATCGCGGCCTGGTGCGGCTCGACGATTTGATGGTCCTGCCGACGGTCAAGGGGCGCGACGTGGCGTCGGGCCGGGCCGAGGTGGACGGCGTTAAACCGCCGTCGTCCAGCACCATCATGCGGCTGGCGTCTAACGCCGCCCGCGACCGCCTGAGGGGGTGACATGGCCCACCCGCCCGAAGCCAAGCGCGCCGTCCGCGACGCCTATGTCATCGACAAGCTGGAACTGGCACAGGCAGCGGCCAAGGTCGAAGTGCCGTTCGACACCGCCCGCAAATGGAAGGCGGCGGCGGCCGCCGCCGGTGACGATTGGGACAAGTCCCGCGCCGCCCACAGCCTGACCTCCTCCGGCGCCGGGACCATCGCCCAGTTGGTGCTGCACGATTTCCTGATCATGTATCAGGCCACGGTCGAGGGGGTGAAGGAAACCAACACCATGCCGGTCAAGGATAAGGCCGAGACCCTGTCGCGGCTGGCCGATGCCTTCCAGAAGACGATGAGCGCGGTGGCCAAGGCGGCCCCCGACCTCGGGCGTTTCGCCGTGGCCACCGAATTGATGGGCGACCTGGCCGAGTTCGTGGCGAAGGATTTCCCCCAACATCGCCCGGCGCTGGTCGAGGTGCTGGAGCCGTTCGGCGCCTTCGTCGCCCGTAAATACGGCTGATCCCATGGCCACCGTACGCCCCAAAACCCGTTATACCAGGGTGACATACGACGATTTTCTAACGGAATTGTCGTTGTTGGCTGAGAGCATGCGGGCGGAAATCGCCAGCGCAGCAGAGTTGGATGGGTTTGAACGCACCGAAACGGCCAGAAACGAGCGCGTTGCCCGCGCCGAGCATGATTTCGGTTTTTTCTGCCGGATCTATTTCCCGCATTTCGGTCGGGCCGATCCCAGCACCTTCCATCTTTGGATTTTCGAGGAACTGCCTAAGGTCATTGCGTGCCGAGAAGGACAGCGCGAGGCCGTAGCCGCCCCGCGCGGCAATGCGAAATCCACCTACATCACCCAGCTTCTGACTTTGTGGTGTGTCCTGTTCAGGAAACGCCGCTATCCGATCATCCTGTCCGACGCCATCGAGGTGGCGGCAATGATGCTGGAAGGTATCAAAGCGGAACTGGAGGCCAATCCGCGGCTGGCCTTCGACTATCCCGATCTGGTGGGTGAAGGACCTGTCTGGCAAGTCGGCACCATCGTTACCAGCAATGGAGCCAAAATTCAGGCGGCGGGTGCGGGCAAGCGCATTCGTGGTGCTCGCCATGGTGCCCAGCGCCCCGATCTGGTGGTCTTCGACGACATCGAGAACGACGAAAACGTCAAGTCGCCGGAACAGCGCGACAAGCGCGAGGAATGGATCGACAAGGCCATCGAACCGCTTGGCCCGCCCGACGGGTCCATGCACATCATCTATGTCGGCACGGTTCTGGCGCCCGATGCGGTGCTGGCGCGGAAGATGAAAAATCCCATGTGGCGGGCCACCAAGTTCAAGGCGGTCATTGCCTATCCAGACCACATGGATTTGTGGGACCAGTGGGAAGAAACTCTGCGTAATGACGGTCGGGCGGCAGCCGAGGTTTTCTATCTTGCCAATCGGATCGAGATGGAAGCCGGAGCCGTGGTGCTTTGGCCAGCGGTCCAGCCGTTCAAGCGGTTGATGGAAATCCGCCTGCGCATCGGGCGCAAGGCATTCAGTTCCGAGTACCAGAATACCCCCATGGCCGAGGATCAGATCTTCGGCAAGATCACCTATTGGGTTCAGCAAATCCCGAACTGGATATTCTTCGGTGCCATTGACCCCAGCTTGGGCAAGAACAATAAGGCGCGCGACCCCAGCGCCATCCTGATCGGCGGCTTCGACCGCGAGGCGGGGCGGCTGGACGTGGTCGAGGCGTCGATCCGCCGCCGTCTGCCCACACTGATCATCGCCGACGCTATCGCACTGCAACGGCACTATCGGTGTCTGATGTGGTTTGTCGAAGCGGTGCAATTCCAAGAATTCTTGCGCACTCAGTTGATGGATGCAGCCGTCCGCCAGGGAGTACCGTTCCCGGCCCGCGCCGTCACCCCACACGCAGACAAGGCTTTGCGCATCGAAAGCATGCAGCCCGCCATGGATGCGGGACAAATTCGCCTGCACGCGTCGCAGACCTCTCTTTTGGAACAGTTGGAAGGGTTCCCCGAGGCGGACCACGACGACGGTCCCGACTGCCTGGAAATGCTCTGGACTGGCGCGGTCGCCCTGGCCCGCTCCGGCACCGGCGCCGTCCGCACCGGCGGCCGCCGTACCGCCACCGCCCATAACATGCGAGGCTACCGTTGACCACCGACACTCCCGCCGCGAATCCGGCGCCCGTGCTGCGCCGGGAAATCGCCTCTGCCCGCCGCGACATCCTTCAGCCGGTGTTCGGCACCCTGATGCGGCCCACCGACGACGTCCTGATCCAGCAGGGCGGCGGCCAGGGTCTGAAGATTTACGAGGAGATCGAGCGCGACCCGCTGGCCTATGCCGTGCTGCAAAAGCGCAAGATGGCCCTGGTGTCGCGCGATTGGGAGGTCAAACCCGGCGGGACCAGACGGGACGACCGCAAGGCGGCCGAGTTGGCCGAGCGCGTGCTGAACGGCGAATGGGGGCTGTCCTTCGACAAGGTCTGTATCGATCTTCAGGACGCCCTGCTGAAGGGCTACGCCGTGGCGGAAATCATCTGGGACGTGCGCGACGGCTTTTACGTCCCGGTCGAGATCAAGCCGAAAGACCAGCGCCGTTTCGTCTTCGACATCGAGGGCAAGTTGCGTCTGCTGACCTGGGACAACATGGCCGAGGGCGAGGAATTGCCCGACCGCAAGTTCATCGTTCACCGCTTCGGCGACAAGGTGGGCGACCCCTATGGCCGGGGCCTGGGCCATCAACTGTTCTGGTGGCTGTATTTCAAGCGCATGGTGGTGCAGTTCTGGCTGGTCTTCGCCGAGAAGTTCGGCAGTCCGACGGTCAAGGGCGAATATGACACCACCATGCCCGAGGCCGAGCAGGACAAACTGCTGGGGACCATCAGCAATCTGTCGCAGCAGGGTGCGCTGATTTTCCCCAAGGGGACCGTGGTCGAACTGCTGGAGGCCGTCCGCTCCGGCACCGTCACCTATCCCGATCTAGTCGATTACTGCGACCGCATGGTCATGTTGACGGTGCTGGGCAACACCCTGACCACGTCGGAAGGCAATGCCGGTAGCCGGGCGTTGGGTCAGGTCCACGCCAGTGTCGAAGACACCATTGTCGATGCCGATGGCGACCTCCAGTCCTCGACCCATAATACCCAGCTGCTGTCCTGGCTGACCTGGTTGAACTATCCCGACGCCCGGCCGCCGTCGGTCTGGCGGCCACGCCCGACCGAGGAGATGGCCGAGGCCAAGCTGCGGCAGGAGGAGGTCAAGGCGGCGTCGGCGATGCTGGATTTCATCAACAGCATGCGGCGTTCGGGTTGGGAACCCAAGGACCCGCAGGCGGACATCCGCGAGCAATGGTCGGGTGAATGGGTGTACACCGGCAAGACCAGCGGGGTTGCGGCCCCCGTCGATGTTAGTCGCGCGGTAACGCTCGCGACCCCAGAACAGCCCCCTGATCAGGTCGCCCTGGCCGCCCCCGGCAATGATCAGGCCGCTATGCGCGACCTGGTCGATCACCTGGATCAGGCCGCAGGCGGTGCCCTGGACACGCTGATCGGCCGGGTGCGCGCCATGCTTGACCGGGTCGAGACGCTGGAGGAAGCCCAGGCGGCGCTGGTGGAAATCTATCCTCAACTGGCGACCGACGACCTGGCGCTGGCGCTTGGCCGTGCCCTGGCGCTGGCCAACCTGACCGGACGCCTGGACATCGCCGATGGCCGGTAAAAAGAACGAGGACGGCCTGCCGTTCGAGGAGGCCATAGACTATCACCGCAACAAGCTGGCGTTGCCGTCCAGGGCCTGGACGGACATCTGGGGCCGCGAGCATGGCCGCGCCTTCATCGTCGCGGGCGCCAACACCGACGAACTGGTCGGCGGTTTCCACCAGGCCATCGGCCGCGCCATCGCCGAGGGCCGGACGTTGACCGATTTCCGTAAGGATTTCGACCGCCTGGTCGCCGAACACGGCTGGAGTTATAACGGCTCGCGCGGCTGGCGGTCCGGCGTCATCTACAACACCAACCTGTCCCAGGCGTACAGCGCCGGGCGCTGGGAACAGGGCAAGAGCCTGCCCGATGCCGTCGGCCGTTACCGTCACAATCCCAGCGCCCATGAGCGAAAAGAACACGCGGCGTGGAACGGCATCACCCTGCCGCTGAATCACTCATGGTGGGGCACCCACTGGCCCATCAATGCCTGGGGCTGTCACTGCCAGGTGGACATCCTCTCGGGCCGGGCGGCGAAGGCGGCAGGCTGGACGGTGTCGGACGACCCGCCGCCGGACGAACTGGTCGAGCGCACGGTCAACAGCCCCAACGGCAAGATGGTGGTGCATGTACCCAAGGGTATCGACCCTGGCTTCGACTACAATCCAGGCGAGGCGGCATTCGGCCACAAATTGTCCGAGCAGGCATTCGCGGCGGTCGGCGGCAACAGCCGCCAGGCGTGGCGGCCGCTGACCAAGGCGACCTGGGACAATATCGGGCGCCCGGCGCTCATTCCGCTGGACAGCCCGGTGGCGCGGCCGACGGTCAAGGTGGCCTCGGTTACGGACGTTGAGGCGGCGATACGCGCCGCCATCGGTGGTCCCGAGCGGATTTTCGCCAGTCCGGACGGGTCGCGTACCTTGGTCGACGCGGCCGTGCTGGCCCGGCATTTCCAGGAGGAGAAGTATCTCAACCGCACCAAGTACCTGCCGTTTCTGCCTGAACTGCTGGAAGACCCGTTCGAGGTATGGGTGGTTTTCGAGCAGCACCAGGGCACCGGCCAAGTGCGCCTGCGCAAGCGCATCATCAAGGCGTTGGACATCGGCAAGGGCGAAAGCCTGATGCTGGTGGCCAACACCTGGAACAGCCGCTTCACCGGCTGGACGTTCATCCCGGACGACCGGCCGAAATCGCTGCAAAGCTGGCGTTTCGGGAAATTGCTGTATGGGAGGAAATGAGGCCCTCACCGTAACGGCCCGGTGGGGCGCCCGTCGATGGCTATCGGCGCCGATGCCAGCCATCTCCTTCGTGATCCGATTCTAGCGCTCCCTGTCGCCGGAAGCAATCCTGCCGTGCCGAGCTAGTCGGAACGGATATCACCCCCCGTTAGACCCCCGTTAGAGGGCGGCGCATCCCCCATCCGGTCAACAGGGGTGGACAGCATTGGCATCAGGGGGCATGTTTGAGGCCGCCGTCGCCCCAAACGGCCCGCACCTGAAATCCTTCAGGGTTAATCCTTCCGCTCCCCCGCCATAGGCTCCGACGCATGGTTTAACCCATGCGGGGATGCCCCTGTGCCCGACAATGTCACCATTGCCGACATCGAAGTCCTGAAGCCTGGCACCTATTGGGATGCCAACGGCAACCGGGTCGTTGTCACTGCCGCCGACGTGACGGAACTGGCGGTGGCGTATGACCCCGCCCTGCTGGATTCCCCGGCGGTGGTGGGCCATCCCAAACAGAATCACCCGGCCTACGGCTGGATGCGCAATCTGCGCGTCGATGGCGACGTGCTGCTGTGCGACTTGGTCGACGTCGATCCTGAATTCGCCGACAGCATCAAGGCCAAACGCTACAAGCACCGGTCGCTCGCCTATTTCGGCCGCACCAGCAAGGGCAACCCCAAGCCGGGCACGCTTTATCCCAAGCATCTGGGCTGGCTGGGGGCCAAGGCCCCGGCCGTGCGCGGCCTCAAGGAAGTCGCGCTGGCCGCCGACGACGAGGCCATCGTCATCGAGCTGGCCTCGCCGTCCTGGGCAGGACAGCTGCGATGGGCGTTGCGCAACATCGCCGATACCTTCCGCCGCCAGCGCGAAGCCGCCATCGCCGAAGGCGGCGCCGAAGCGGGCGACGCCCTGATTCCCAACTACGTGGTGGACGAGCTGACCAGCCTGGCCACGCAGATCGACGCGGACATCGTCGCCGAGAACAGCACGCTGTCCCCGCATTTCGCATCCCCCGACAACCAAGGAGGCCAGATGGCCACGCCCGAAGAGATCGCGGCCCGCGAAGCCGCGCTTGCCCAGCGGGAGGCCGCCCTGGCCGCCCGTGAAAAGTCCGTCGGCGACCAGGAGGTGGCCCTGGCCGCCGCCGAAACCGAGGCCCGCCGCAAGGCCGATACCGATTTTGTCGATGGCCTGATCGCCGAGGGCCGCCTGCGCCCGACCGAGAAGGACGACGTGCTGGCCGAGTTGGCGGCGCTGGACGATTTGGATACCACCATCGAGCTGTCCGGCCCCGAGGATGGCCAGAAGATCAAGTTGAGCCCGCACGGCGCCCTGCGCCGCCGTCTGTCTGCCGCCCCCAAGCTGGTCGAGCTGGGTGCGTATGCCGACAATGGCGGCCCCGGCGCCGACGGCGTCATCGAATTCGCCGCCCCCGACGGCATGGCGGTGGATGCCGGGCGGCTGGCCGTGCATCAGCGTGCCCTGGCCTATCAGGTGTCTCACCCCAACACCGATTACCTCGCGGCCGTCCGCGCGGTGTCCAAGCAGTAAGGAGCCAGCATGCTGCCCTTGTCCTGTGCCGTTTACACCCGCTCGGTGATCGCCGCCGGTGCCGTCACTCAGCGTCGCTTTGTCAAGACCGGCGGCGCCCAGGCCGCCATCCAGGGCGAGAAGGTGCTGGGCGTGTCCAAATACAACGCCCCCGATTTGGGCGACCTGGCGCTTGACGTGTTGGGGTCCTCGGTGGTGGAGGCCGGTGCCGCCATCCCCCTGGATGCCGATGTCGTCACCGATGCCCAGGGCCGTGCCATCCCCGCCACCGGGGCGGCGGGCGAACGCGTCGCCGGGCGTGCCCTGTCGGTCGCGCCCGCCGCCGGGTCCGTCTTCGAAATCCTGCTGACCCCGTAAGGAGAACACCTTCATGCTCGCGCCCGTCGTCGGCCCGCATACCGTCCGTCAAGTCGATCCGGTTCTCACCACCGTCGCTCACGGCTATCGCAACAACGCCCGCTCCGTCGGCTATGCCCTGTTCCCGCAGGTGCCGGTGTTCGCCCGTGCGGGCATCATCCTCAAGTTCGGTGACGAATCCTTCCGCCTGTACAATTTGCGCCGCGCCCCCGGTGGTCCGACGCTGGAAGTGCAATTCGGCGTTGACGGCGGCCAGTACGCCATCAAGCAGAATGCCCTGGCGGGCAAGATTCCGGTCGAAATCCAGGCCGAGGCCCAGAATGTGCACGGTGTCGATTTGGGCGCCGGGGCCATGGCCATGACCATGCAGGTGCAGGACCTGGCCATGGAATACGAGCAGGCCAACCTGGCCCGCGCCGCCGTCAATTACAATTCCGATCACAAGATCGCGCTGGGCGGCGGCACTGAATGGACCGATCCCGACAGCAACCCGCTTCCCCACATCTCCACCGCCAAGGAAGCCATCTCCGACACTACGGGCGAGGACGCCAACACCCTGGTGCTGTCGGCCAAGGCGTGGAAGGGCGCCCGCGAAAACCCCCATGTGATCGAGCGGTTCAAGTACACCACCTCCGGCCCGATCACCCTGGAGCAGTTCGCCAATCTGATCGAGGTCGAGAACGTCGTCATCGGCCGCAAGCGCTATGTGGATCAGGACGGCAAGTTTCAGCCGGTGTGGGGGACCGACGCGGTGCTGGCCTGGGTCGCGCCCGGCGCCCGCGATGCCAGCGCGTCGCCGAACCCGCTTCAGCGCGCCATGCCGTCCTACGGCTACACCTACACCCTGAACGGCTCGCCGGTGGCCGAGGCGCCGTACTACGACGACAACACCCGGTCGTGGAAGTACCCGACCATCCACGAGGCTCAGGCCCAACTGACCGGCATGCTGGCGGGCTATCTGTTCCAGGGCGCGGGGGGCTGACATGCCGACCTACACCGTCATCACCCCGCTGGCCGTGCGCGGTCAGCGGGACCCGCTGCCGCCCGGCAGCACCGTCGAGATGGACGAAACGGCCGGGGGCAAGCTGGTCAGCCGGGGCGTCCTGGCCGAGACCCTCGACGCCTCCGCCCTGGTTCGTCGCGCCGCCGCCGACGCCAACACCCTGACCGGCCGCCTGCACGAGCTGACCGGGGAATTGGCGACCGCCCAGGCTGCCCTGGACCAGCAGATCACGGCGACCCAGGTGGCCGAGGCGCAGCGCGATGCGGCCGAAGCCCGCGCCCAGCAGGCCGAGGCCGAGCTGGCGGCGCTGCGCGCCCCGGCCGAGAAAGCCCAGGTCGAGGAGCCCCCGCCCGAGGAACCGCCGGGCAAGCCCAAGGGCAAGAAGACGGTCGAGGCCAAGTGATACCAGGGCGCATCCGCCGGAGGTCCGGCTAACCGGCGGCCAGCCCATTCAGAACCGGGGCGTCGTTGCCGGGTTTCCTTCGACGCCCCGGACCTCTTTCCCGCAGCGAGCGTTAGAATGACCGATCCGTTCCGCACCCAGTACCGTCAACTTAACGCCGATGAAGCCCATGCCATCGCCCGGATCAAGGCGCTGGCCAGCGACCTGTGGGTCGCCATCGAGGGCGTGCCCGAGGGGCGCGAGAAGGCGCTGGCCAAGACCAACCTGCAACAGGCGGTCATGTGGGCCACCATGTCGGTGACGGGCTGATCCCATGACCTACGCCACCCGCGACGACATGGTCCAGGCGTTCGGCGAGGACGAGCTGATCGAACTCACCGACCGCGCCGAGACCGGCGAGATGGACGACACGGTGATCGCCGCCGCGCTGGCCGCCGCCGCCGCCGAGATCGACGGCTATGTCGGCCGGGTGGCGGCCCTGCCGCTGACCACCATTCCGGCCAATCTGCGCCAGGTGGCGCTGGCCATCGCCCGCTATCGCCTGGACACCACCCAATCCGAGGGCCGGGTGCGGCTGGATTACCAGGACGCGTTGGACACGTTGGAGAAGATCGCCAAAAACATCATCGCCCTGGACCTGCCCTCGGCCGAGGCGCCCGCCCAGATGCACACCCGTGTGCGCGGCGGCTCGGCGGCGCCGGTGTTCACCCCGCAACGCCTGGGGAGGGATTGGCCGTGAAGCTGGTTCATGACTTCTCGGGCCTGACGGCCGTGCAGGCGCTGTTGCACCGGGCGGGCGAGAAGCTGGCCGATCCGACGCCGCTGCTGCGCGAGATCGGCGCCGTGGTGTTGCAGGGCAGCCGCGAATGCTTCGACACCATGACGGGGCCGGACGGGAAGAAGTGGGCTCCGCTGTCGGCCGACACGGTTATCAATCGCGTGGGCGGCGTGGGCCGTGTGTACACCAAACGCATGCGCTTCCGTAAGAACGCGGCGCGGGCCATTACGGCTATTCGCATCCTGTTCATGGCTGGCCATCTGCGCAATTCGCTCACCTTCTATGCCAGCCGCACCGGTGTGGAGATCGGCACCAACATGCCCTATGGCGGCGTCCACCAGAACGGCGGGCGCGCTGGTCGTGGTCGCAAGGTCGTTATCCCGGCGCGGCCTTATTTGGGTCTGTCGTCGGCGACAGAAGGCCAGATCGTCGGCCTGGCCCAATCCTATCTGCGCGAGGTGCTGTCGTGATCTTCGCTGATCTGGAAGACGCCATCACCAAGCGGATCAAGGACCGCGCCGGTATCGGCGAGGGCAAGCTGGGTTATGCCCTGAATGTCGGCGGCTATGCGGGCGAGTTCGACAGCGAATCCGACCTGGAGGAAGCCCGGCTCAAATTCCCGTGCGCGCGGATCTTGATGAAGGAGATTGGCAGGGGCGAGGACACCGGCGCGGGCCAGAAGGTCCCTGTCACCTACACCATCTTCGTCGCCGCCCAGAACCGCCGGGGCGAGCGTGCCCGGCAGCGCGGCGCCACCGGCGCCATCGGTACCTATCAGATCGCCTGGGACATCCGGCAGCTTCTGAAGGGGCAGATGCTGGGCTTCGACGATCAGATCGATCCGCTGGTGCCCGGCCCCATCGGCTCGGTGATCAACGGTTCCAGCAACAGCAAGTCGGTCTCGGTCTACGCCTGCACCTTCAGCACCACCTGGTACGAGGATTTGACCCCGGTGCAGGACGAGGATTTGGGTGAATTCCTGGAACTGGACGCCGCCTGGGACATCCCGCCGCACGGCAACGTCAAACCGCCGCTTCCGGCCGCCGAGGCCGATGCCCGCGACCTGGTCAAACCGAGGGAGAACCCCCTGTGAAAATGCTGCATGTGAAACCCGGCCTGCTGGACGGCAAGCCCATGGTCATCCGCGACCCGGCCACCGGCCTGCCGATCCCGCCCCACGGCAAATCCGTCCCGGTATCGCCGTTCTGGACCACCGCGCTGCGTGTCGGCGACGTGGTGCCGACCACCGCCGAGGAAATCGAGGCCGCCGAGGCCACCGCCCAGGCAGGGCCGGTCACCGGCGACCAGACCACCAAGACCCGCCAGGGTAATAAGGCCAAGGAGTAAGGCATGGGCATCCAGTTCGACACCATCCCCATCGACCTGCGGTCGTCGGGCCAGTACGTCGAGTACAACAATTCCCGCGCCGGGCAGAAGCTGGTGGGCATGCCGGTGAAAATCCTGCTGATGGGGCACAAATCGGCGGCCGGGTCCATGCCGCTGCTGACCCCCACGCGGGTTTACGCCGGAAACGCCGCCGCTCTGGTCGGTCCCGGTTCGCAGTTGTACGGCATGTTCGACGCCAAGCTGGCGGCCAACACCTCCATCGACACCTACATGATCGCCCTGCCCGAGGACGAGGCGGCGCAGGCGGCCACCGGCGGCCTGACGTTCAACGCGGCGGCCCCGGCCTCGAGCACCTTCAGCCTGCGGATCGACGGCATCCGCGTGCGCATCGGTCTTTCGGCCGGTCAGACTGCCGCCTCGCTGGCGACGGCGCTGGCGGCGGCCATCAACGCCCAGTCCACCATGCCGGTGACTGCCACCAGCACCGCCGGTGCCGTCACCTGGACCTGCCGCTGGAAGGGTGCATCGGGCAACGACATCCCGGCCGTGGTCGGCTTTTACGAGGAAGAGGCAGCGCCGACCGGCCTGGATTTCACCCTGACCCCGATGTCGGGCGGCACCGCCAATCCGGATGTGGGTGCGGCGCTGGCAGCGGTGGCCAGCGACTGGTACACCGACGTGGTCTGCCCGTTCTACGACAGCGACAATATCGTCCAGTTGGAAGAGGACGGCCGTCGGCGCTGGGGCGGCACGGTCATGACCGACGCCCATTACTACATCGGCAAGCCCGGCACCTATGGCGCGCTGGCGACCTGGGGCAATATCCGCAACAGCCCGAACCTCAGCACCATCGGCGGTCAGAACACCCCCAGCAGCCCGTGGAAGTGGGCGGCGGCGCTGGGCGGCATCTGCTCGTTCGAGGCCAAGCAGGACCCGGCCCGGCCCTATCAGACCCTGGTGCTACCGCGCACCAAGGTGTTGTCGCCGCCCATCGCCGACCGCTTCGACCTGGATGCCCGCGAGCAGCTGCTGAAGGACGGCATCAGCACCTGGACGGTGGATGACGACGGGTCGATCCGGCTGGATAACATCATCACCATGTACCAGCGCAATGCCGGTGGCTACGAGGACACCAGCTATTTGCAGCTGGAGACGGTCAAGACGCTGTCCTTCCTGCGCTATTCCATGCGCGCCCGCATCGCCCAACGCTTCCCCCGGCACAAGGCGGCCAGCGACAGCTTCGTGAAGAAGCCGGGCCAGTTCATCGCGCGTCCCCAGGACATCCGCGACGAACTGATCGCGCTCGCGGGCGACTGGCAGGACGCGGGCTTGGTCGAGAACATCGAGCAGTTCAAGGACGAATTGGTGGTCGAACGCGACGCCAATCCCGACCGCTTCAACGCCATCGTCCCGCCCGACCTGGTCAACCAGTTCCGCATCTTCGCGGCCCGTATCGACTTCGTGAACTGAGGGGCATCCCATGAGCAGCGGTAAACTCGCATCCCAGGCGACGGTGACCAAGAACGGCACCATGTTGCGCATGCTGGGCGACGTGGAATTCGACAAGGGCGGCGAAAAGCGCACGCCGCAGATGGGGCCGGATGGCGTCCTCGGCTACACCGTGGAGATGTCGGCGCCGGAGCTGTCCGGCAAGGCATTGCTGGCGACGGGCGAGAAACTCTCCGATTGCGAGTTCGAGGACGCCACCGTCGTCGTCACCATGAACACCGGCCAGAAATGGATTCTGCGCAACGCCTATACCATGGAACCGGCCAAATGGTCCGGCGGCAAGGGCGAGGTCGCGCTGAAGGTTTCCTGTGTCGGCAAGCCGGAGGAACTGTGATGGCCGAAATCACGGTTCCGCTGCCGAAGGGGTCCAAGTACGGCGAACGCACGGCCACGGTGGCCGTGCTGCGCGAACTGGGCACCGGCGACATCATCGGCGCGGGCGAGGATGCCGAGAAATGCGTCCTGGGTCCCGACCAGGAATATCACCTGGTGATGTCGCCGACCCTATCCGGCCTGCACCTGCTGCGCCGTCAGATCGTGCGGCTGGAAGACGCGGCGGGCACGGTGATCGACGGCCCGCTGGCGGTGGACATGTTCGTGCGTCTGGAACACGAGGACTTCCTGGCCCTCCAGAAGGCCGCCGAAGACATGGACCAGGCGGGCCAGGAAGCGCTGGAGCGCATGACCGAACGGGGGCGAAATCCTCCGGCATCGTGAGCTGTTCGCCGATTTGGCGCTGGTGCTGCCAGGGCGGATCGGCTGCACGCGCGGCGACATGCTGGCGATGTCGGTACGGGAGATCACCCGGATCGTGCTGAAGGTGACGAAGAAAAATGGCTGACCTTGCAACCTATATCGGTCTCTACGTTAAAGGCGACGCCGCCCACAAGGTGGACGCGCTGGAGAAGGGATTCGAGCGCCTGTCCACGCGTGGTGCCGCCCATATGGGGGCGCTGTCGCGCGGCATGGGGCTGGCCGGGCAAGGTCTGGACAAGCTGGCCAACCGCTATTCCGCCCTGATCAGCGGCGCCGCCGGTGCCGGAGCGGTCAAGTACACCGGTGACCTGCAAGAGCGCATGAACTACCTGGGCATCACCGCCGGGAAGTCGGCCGAGGAGATGGCGGCGTTGAAAAAGGAGGTGTTCGCCGCCGCCCAGATGCCCGATATCCGCCTGGACCCGGCCCAATTGCTGGACGCCATCGACACCATCGTCGAAAAGACCGGCGACTTGGATTTTGCCCGCGCCAATGTGGTCAACATGGGTCGGGCCATGCGTGCCAGCAAGGCGAATGGTGCTGAGATGGGCGCCTGGGTGGCCCAGTTGGGTGAGAAGTTCAACATCAAGACGCCCGAAGGCGTTCTGGCGGCCATTGACCATTCCATTAACGCGGGCAAGGCCGGTGCCTTCGCCTTCAAGGATTTGGCCAGCCAGGGCGAACGTCTGACCGCCGCCTATGGCGCCATGGGCCGCACTGGTCCCGAGGCGGGCAAGGAACTGGACGCCCTGATCAACATGATCCGCAAGGGCACCGGTTCGTCTGAGCAGGCGGCCACCGCGTTCGAGGCGCTGATGCGCACCTTCGGCGATGCCAAAAAACTGAAGGAGCTGAAGGCGGTCGGCATCAAGGTGATGGACGACAAGGGCAACATGCGCTCGGGCGTCGAGCTGTATAAGGAACTGATCACCAAGTCCAAGGGTGACATGGTGAAGCTGTCCACCATCTTCGACGCCGAAGCCATGCGTGCCTTTACCGCAGGTGTGACGGAATTCAAGGAAAGCGGCGGTCTGAAAAGTCTGGACGATTTCATGAATGTGGCGTCCGACGGCGCCACGGTAAAGGCCGATGCCCTGCGCGCCAATGCCGGGAATATCAACGCGTCCATGACGGCACTGACCACGGCGGCCAAGCAATTCGCCGATGTCAATCTGTCCGGCCCGGTCGGCGAGCTGGCCGACGCCATCGGTAAGCTGAAGCCCGAACAGGTGCAATCCACCATGAAGGCGCTGGCCTGGGGCGCGGCGGCCATCGGCGGCGCCATCGCCATCAAGAAGGGCGTGGACGCGGTGCGCTGGACCTCGGACACCTTGCAGTACATCCGCAAGGGCAAAGGGGTGAAGGGCGGCAAGGGCGGCGTGGCCGGTGCCCTGGGCGACGCGGCGGGTGCGGTGGCGGGCGGTGGCCAGGCTATCCCGGTTATCGTCATGAACTGGCCGGGCGGCGGCGCGGCCGGGATGGCCGGTGGTCTGGCCGACGCGGCGGGCGACCTGCCTGAAGC